AGAATTTTCCCAATCAAACTGGGCTAACCATTTACTAGTCTCCTCCATTGTCCCGCTGAACCATTCAGCAGGGGCTTCATTTACTTTTACTGCTACTCCGATAACCTCGAAGAGTGGGTGATCTATATACTCTTGAGTACTTATTTTTGAGAGACTGTACTTTTTGTCGTAATAGGTCTCAAGGTCGACACCGATAATATCCATTCTTTTAACTCCGCTATATTGGTTTCATTAATAACCCACGCTATACCTTCCGCAGCTTTTATTCGTTCTATTTCCCTAGCCTGTATAGCCGTGGCTTGCTTGTTGCCCGCTTTTGTTTCAATGGCGATAAATAATCCTTGATGACAAATGATAAAATCAGGCACTGCTGATTTACCATAACCTGAACCTACAGGCATACAGTGCCAAGCACCTGCATCAGCAAGGATTTCTTTAACCCTTTTTTTAATAGCGCCTTCAGGGGTCATTAGAGTACTCCTATTTTATTTAACGCCCATAACACATTAGTAACTACCACCCCCACTATTAAGAAGTGATTTCTTTTATTGATTATGTACATCCTAGCTGCAGCTATTTGAACTAAAAAGGCTATCGCTTCATTAGTTTCAGGATCGTTTTTATTTTGTGAATATTCCTCCCAGCAAATGGACAACTCGTACACTATTTCATCTGTGGGTATTCTACGATCATCATCTAATTCAATCCAAGGCATCAGGTTCACCAAATATAATAGGCGCAACGTGTTGTAAATGTAATTTGATTTTAAGGGCTACCTCTCGCACCTCAAGTTGAGCAGATTTAGATGTTCTAAGTTTAATAAAGTCTACCCATGCTTGGTAGTTACCCACTACATAGAGCTCTGTTTCCTGAGCTTGTGGTAGAATATATCTAGCGTCTTGTTTAGCAAACCCCCCATCCCGCAGTTCTTTATAGAGTTGTGCGCCTTCTTGTATGTGGCGATTAATAACTTCAAGGTTCTCTGGGTGTATGGTTTCAAATGCAACAGGCAAAATATACTCAGCTTCGCTTTCGTCACAGTACCTAGAGCTTCGTACTAAATAATCTAAGTGCTTGCTTCTTGTAAGCTGGGCTAGGCATACTCTGCTAACTCCTTCAATGCGAAATACAGCACTACCAAACCGCAACACAGATAAGTGCCCAACCCCAATAATGTGAGCCAATCGTTTTTCGTCATTGCCTTCTCTCCCATAACAAATGCCAGCGTATTTCCCTAAATTTAGGGGGTTCGTATATTCTTCTAGCGTTACTTTCATTCTTTTCTCCTAGTTTAGCCTTTTAGATACATAAAAGGTGTGGTGTTCTATTCTACGGGTAATCTTACCCGCGTATTTTGGTATTCTACTTCTTTCCCAGCTATCCGCAGCACCGACAATAGACTTGCCTCCTTTTAAAATAGACTCGGCTAGCGCCCTATAATACTCTGCTAAATCCGCAGGTGGACTCTTACGTGTAACACCTTTTATATTACACACCGCACGCCTAGTAGCCTTCGCCCTATTTATACTTGCCTGAGCTACTGCTACCAATCCTTCTAAACTTTCTCCTGATGCTTCGCTGGCCATTATAGCTGCTAAACATTCTTTTTCTCCTGCTGAACTCAGTGTAGGCAATAACACTAAGAGCAGGGCTAACACTTTCATCTATACTGTACCATGATGGTTACCTCTGATGCTTTATAAAATGCGCTTCGCCTATGGGGTGTTCTTTCCCACAATCAACGCACACTTTTTTATTTATACCGTAATAGTTTCTAAAAATAATGCACTTGTGAGGAGGGCAAAACCATTTTCTAAATAACTCTTTCATTTCTTACCCTCTATTTTTTCTATCTCCCTGTTTAAATAGGCTCTAGCTTTTTTTAAGTCATCCAACTTATTACCCTTGTGTCCCGCACGAAGGATATACTTAGTCACATTACCTATATTATAGTTTAACCCAAAGGCTTCTATTATATCCCATACTTCAAAACCGCCTTTTTTATAATGCGCTGGGTTGTTAATAAGATCGGGTGTTGCAGGTGATTCTTTTATTTTCCATACAGGTTTAACAATTGTTTCGTAGTGACTGCTTAAATTTGTGTCTTCTAAATCGCTCATTTTATAATCCTCATTTTGTTTAGGGTAAGTCCAGAGATTTATGGGGGGGAAAACAAAGTCTGCCCAATTCATACTAGGCCTTTAGAGGCAAAGCCCCCATTTAGAATAGCCATAAATAACCGCTATAATTATCATTGTCCACACAATAACTGCATGGGTATCAAAGTAACCGTCTATTTCTCTTTTCTGTTTCATAACTCACTCGCATCTCTACATTCTATTGAACACCACCTGCGATTATCTGCAACAGGGGTATCGCACTCCCAGCATTGACCTGACTCATTTTGAAAGGGATTAATGTCCTTTTTGTTTAGCTTTATTTGAACTTCAAGTATCAACTGCGCTTGGGCATTAGCTTTGTCTATATCATCTGCCATACTGTTCACTTGCTTTAAAAGGGTTGCTCTTCGGTTTCTTGCGATTTTTGTTTGACGTTTTGTTTGCCATTCTTTTTAACCTTTTTTTGCCCCGCGTTAAATCCTGTCTCATAGATCAGGCGTATAGTTTCCACTAAGTCATTTTTTGAGTACCATAATTCGTAGCATTCATCTTCTGACAACATTTAAAACCTCTTATCTTTGATAACAGTTGTTTATCTTACCACACCCTTACTTGCTTATCTATTCCTCCAGTATCCTTCTGGTTTACCTTCTTTCTCGGCTTCGTTTGCAAAGACCACAGGAGGTAAACCTCGTAAATATTTCCCGTTACCTGTATCACACCTAAAGTAATACGTCTTAGGTAGAGCCGTTGATGCTACATATTCGGCAGCCGTATCATCTTCCGCTTCGATTTCAATCTTAAAATTAATTATCGCTGTATACTTTTTCATTGTAGTACCCATACCGTTTTAAACAAAAAAGATGCAAACGCTAGCGCCAACACACCTATCGAAAATATCATAAAAGCCATTGCCATTTCATCTAATCTCATCACTCCACCTCTTCTATTTCAGCATTAGCCGATATGTGTACAATTGCATTGCCTAGGAAGCATACGGAGTATGCCCCGTCTATATGATCTAATAAGAACACTGTGCCTGAGCTGTCCTCAATTAGTTTAAATCGTTTGTCATTACCTAACTCGTATAGTTTCATTTCTTTTTATCCTCTTTCTTTTTGCCAAAAAGTGCATCCCAATTATCGTTGTATTTCTTTCGATCCGTTGGGCGTTGTTTTGAACCCTTGCCGCCATGTGTTTGTGTCATTTTTCACCTCCAATACCATGTGCTTTTTCAACAGCTCTAACTAAATCAGTAAAAGAAACGTCCCTGTGAATAAAACCTATATTATCCTTAATCCATTCATCACTTAAAGGCTTAAGTTTTTGTGGTGCTGTGTATAGTCCAACATCACAGACATCACCTTTTTTTGAAAGAAACACCGCAACCTGATGATTAGCAGATGCTACAAGCCCACTAAGGCTTGCAGGGTCAATATAACCAACAGGCTCTTGTTCGGGTTGGGCGAGCAGTTCCTCCGCATCAGCCTTTAATAAACACCAATCATCGTAATTCCACTTACTGTTAACAAATCTTTTCAATAATTCTCTTTCAGGACTCATTTCCAAAGACCTCCTTTAGTTTATTGTATGTTTGGATGTCAAATGCTTTTAATTCTTTTAACCCTTCACCATTATTTTCTATTAAACTCCTTAAAAAGGTTTCGTGCTTTTCAATCGGAGATAAAGGCTCTTGCTCAGGTTTGGCGAGAAACTCCTCAATTTCTTTATCCAACGATTCCATCGCAAAGTAAGAACCCCCGCCATCAATCACCCTTCTTAGTAACTCTCTTTCTTTACTCATCGTTATGACCTAACATTATATTTTCAAGTTCTTCACGCAATTCACGTTGAGCTATGGCTGCATGTATACAATCGCCCTCTATAACATCTCTGATCTTGGCATCAACCCAAGCCATCAAAGCATTTAATTGATCTTCATTCATTACCTTCTCCTTTTTCGTGTGTACATACTGGCTAATGGTTTAAACCAAATATCTTTTGGGAATGGTGTTTCCCATTGAAACCGCTTCTGTCTGTTATAATCAAACCATGTTTCAATTCGTGTGTTGGGTATCATTTTCATCCCCACCTCCAATACCGTGTGCTTTTTCTGCAAACCTAACGCCAGCATCAAAAGCCTGTTGTCTTTCTCTAGTGAAAACCCACTCAGGGTATGTTATTTCGCAACAATTCAAAGGCTCACGTTTTGGTAGTGCTGTGTAGAGTGGGCGTATATTTGTCATCCATTCTTCTGACGGACATTTACCAAATTCAACTGATGTATGTTTTACCGAAGTTGGACTTATGTAATCATACATCCAAGCCACAGGCGTTTGCTCAGTCTGCTCAGGTTGGGCGAGTAGTTCTTTATAACTAGGCTCTCTATCTTCAAAAATTGATACAGCTAATTCAAGCCCGTTATATATGCCTCTCATATAATCGTCTTGGTCAAAATTACCATCTCTACCTTGTATATCCCGAACTTCAATTACTTGCGCTAACGCATCAGGTTGGGCGAGTAGTTCTTCTATCTCCTCACACAACAAGTTGTAATTGTCTCTGTCACCGTCTAAATCTTCCCAAATCTTTTTCAACAACTCTCTTTCTTTACTCATAGTCCCACCTTTTCACAAGGAACACTTGCCATAGCCAAGCCTGTAAAGTGGTCGCGTAGCGTCATCTTGTTCATAACTTAATCTCCAATAATGATTTGACACCATAGCTAGCACATAGTCTTTTGCTAGCCGCTTCTTGCTGTAACCGCATGGTATGCCGCTCTATGTGAGCACAATTTACTACCCAGTTTACTAACAACATAGCCTCTCTAGTTAGCGTTATCCCGTTGTTGCTGTGCTTCCGTCCCGTGATAGCCAGTTGCGTTAACACCTCTTTATACTGTTGCATCCATTCTTTAATCTGGAACAAATCGTATAGTTCTGCCCCATCTAATCTTATCTGCGTATACTTAGGCATGTTATATCTAGCGTCTTTACTTATTGCTCTAGTTTTTGGCATTGTTAGCTCCAATATAGCCGCCACTTCTTTGATTGTCAGCGTGTTAGCCGCTTGTGGTACTTTCTTTGTTACAGGTAACCCCCTTGCTTTCATTTCAGCTTCCATCGCTTTTCTTTTCGCCATATTGGCATAAGTCCTCGCGTTGCATTTTTCCCTATTAACCCTGTAATATTCTTTAGCGTATTCCCTTGCATATAATTTAGCGTCGTCTAATGCTCGGTTCATTTTCTTTCTCCGTATTTTATTTCTATAGTCGCCATTTCTTTCTCCGTAGTTATTGCCCTAGTCATCGAGAGCCCCCAAGTCAAATTTAGCACATCTAAAGCCCCTAAAGCCGATATACTTCTGGCAGGTCTCAAGGTATCGCTTGTCGTGTTTATACCCCAAGATGTCATTGTTATAGACCCCTGCTTTAATGATACTTATCGGTACGTATAAGTGTTTATATGCGTTCTCACCGTCCTTATCCTCACCTTGCTCGTATCTGCCTATCCACTCCGATTTATCCATAGGCGGGATATACTCGCGCTCCTGCAATGTAAAATTGCCCCGCTCATCCTGGACAAACTTCCTGATAAGTTTATATATCGCCTCACTATCTTTAGTGATTAGCTCGTCAAGCCCTGTGCATCTTATGTACGCAATGTGGATAGCCTTTTTAGGCGCACTAGGCCGCCTTTCTGCTCTTACCTTAGATCTGCGTCCAAGACTGAGCATGTTATAGGCTTCTTCATACGTCCGCTTAGCATCTTTAATATACGTATGCAGTTCTTCGTATATCGGCAAGTGTCCGTATGCTTCGCGCCAGTTACCCACCTGATCGTTGAAGTTAGCTAACTTGCCTGCTACTTCACCCGCTTGTTTTTGATACCTAATGCGTTTATGCACGGTCAATGGTCTGCCTCGTCTTGGTCTGATACGCTTCAAGCTATTATCCACGTCACCTGCGCCTTGTTCTGACACGGGGATTAAGTCAAACGCCACACAGTTAACCGCACCTTCCACTTTGCCCGTCCCTGCCGCCATTCGTTTAAGCAGTGTTCCCCTGTATGATGGCAGCTTGCGCCATTCAATTAAGCTAGCTATTAGTCCAGCGGCTGTTAGAAAGCGAGTATCTATATAGAGCATCTTCTGCTCTACCTCTAACCTGATATAAATATCTTCGGGTATGCCATGCGTTTTCTGCATTTCACCCTTGTATTTCTTGTGAATCGTTAGCACATGGGCTGGGAACTCGTTTAAAAGTTCAGTTGGGTCTTGTATCATTTCCATATTAAATCCTTTGCGGGTATTGCTAAGTTTAGTGTTTGCCCATTGGCAGTTGATAGCTTTGGCTTGCCCCTGAGCTATAAGTACTTAGGTTTTGGTTTTGGTTCGGTACAGGCACGGGTTCTAGTTCGTTAAGCTCATATATGTGACCCTCACCTTTTAAGTCATTTATAATGACAAACTTCCCTGACTTTGTGTTTTTTAACTCCACGTAGTTCTCATGATTTGTTTTAAAATAAGTGTGGTACGCCACACATCCAGATGCGAAGGCTACTAATAGAGCAATTACTCTTACTATGTTTACGTTGTTCATTTTTTTATCCTCGGTTATAGTGGCCATTACTGCCCACCTGATTAAATTTAATTATCTATTACGCTATCTATTACGCTGTCAACTAAGCGCAAGGGGTCGATAATGTGGGGTTTTAACCCTAAGAGCATATCGCTCTGTTCTTTAGATATAGGAACGTAGGTGCTATCTTCGTAAACACCTGCTATGTAATAGCTTTCAACCGCTATTTCTTCAGCCCAAGCGGGGTCGTAAAGTGTTTGCGGCTGAGCCACACGATACGTGTACTCAAGTGTGATGTTTACATCATAAACATCTTTAAACCCTAAAGCCTCACCTATTCGGTTGCTCTCTTGATCTTCTACACTTAAAAGATAATCCACGTTAAGCTCTACGCTACTCATTAGAGTAGCTCCAAACGGTACGCGCATAGTGAGATAAGCACGAGTTTATTACTGTATCCGCATGCGTTAAGCGTTGCGGTTATTACCAGCACCTCACTTGTTGTGAGTGAGTGAACTGTAAAACTGGCATTGTCTATACCGCTTAAGCGATACTTTTCTTCGAGTTTCTGGGCTATCTCTTTAAATGTTTTCATTTTTTACCCTCACCTGATGTTTTAACTTGCTTATTTTGAGGCATAAGCAGTAACCCGTTTTTGAGCGGATATAATAATTTTATATCCGCTGTTTGTAAAGTTTAAATCCTCACTTGTTTAATACTCTATATTTATGAATGCTATTTGACATAAACCACGGGGCTTTATTGTGACAAAGCTATCATGCCAATCCACCTCGCATCTAATGCCAGTAATACCCGCCCAGGCCTTGGCTTTTTGGATAATGGCTCTTTTGGTGTCTTTGGTTTCTATTTTATCCCTTTTTACCCATGAGTAATTGGCTTCTCCGCCAAAAGTGTCTGTTAATTCTATGTTAAAAGTTATCATTTTTTTATCCTCGGTTATTGGTTAGTCACGCGCGTATTGCTACGCGCTTTTTATTGCTCATATGACGTTTAAAACGCGCCGCCCTGCAGCTTTTAATTATTAATCTTCTTCAATGCAATTTTTATCAAAGAATCTTTCGCATAAAATTTCGGCAATGGGTTTTAGTGCTGAAATTACTTTCTCAGCTTCGCGAGAATAATTGTGATCTTGCTCAAAAATTGAGCTTTGATCCGCATTGCAACCAAATCGACTCGCTAGCACTCCACAACTACTATAAGCTTTCAAATTATCACCTCGGTATTCAGTTTGAAAGCTTATATGATAATTTCTGTTTGCCACAGAGACATCGAAGTCTACTTGAAACCCTTCAACACCTTTTTTTGTTACATACGTGCATCCTTGCCCAGAAATATCCAATAGTTGTGCGTAATCGTCGCCCCCTTCAATACGAAGAATTTTAAAGGGCAAACTTACTTGAACCGCGGTTTTTGATAAAAGCACCATTTTTTATTCTCCAAGTTGTGGCGGGCATTACTGCCCGCCTTATTAGTTACATCTTGCCGTTTTGAGCTAGCGAATAAGCCATCACTCCGCCTATTATTATGTGGTCCAGCACACGCATATCAAAAAGTGCTGCGCAGTCTTTAAGCTTGCATGTAATTGTTATGTCGGCTTGGCTTGGCGTGCAATTGCCGGATGGATGATTATGTGCAAATATTAAGGCTGCAGCATTGTGCTGCAATGCTTTTTTTATTACTTCACGCGGATAAACACTAGCCCCATCAATAGTGCCCTTAAAAAGGCACTCATGTTTAATCAGCGCATGTTGACTGTCTAAGAAAAGGCAATGAAACTCTTCGCGCTCTAAGCCTGCAAGCTTAATTTTTAGATAGTCTTCAGTATCTTGAGGATTTAGAAAGAAATGTTTTTTTATAAGTAATCTAGCTTCTAAAATTTTCAAAGCTTGTGCAATGATAATAGAGTCATTTGTGCCAACAGTTTGGCGCGCTGTTTTGTATTCCACTTTGTCTTCTGATTGTATTTTCATTTTTTAACCCTCGGTTATTGGCGGGCAATATGCCCACCTGATTAATTTTTAGTTAAATCAACTCTAATTCTTTAACTATCTGTTTTAGAGCTGTTTCTATATGATCGTCATTTAAGTATAAATACAATACGTCACAAGTGTAAGCAGATAAGTCGATTGCCCGCCACAAATCCCAAACAAACCTTTTGTCCTTGTCAATGCCTAAGCCAAGTGACCTATGGGCTAATATGGCGTTTCTATCTAAATCGCCTACTTTAATTTTTATAAAGTCATAGTGTTCTTTAGCCATTTTCATTTTTTATCCTCGGTTATTGGCGGGCATTACTGCCCGCCTTATCAGTTATACGTTATAGCTGTTGCTTACTTGTGAGCAATCAAAACAAAAAGAAAACCCTTTCCCGTCGGCGCTATCCCCGTATCTCATGCCATCCAGATCCCAATTCAAGTTATTTTTCTTGACTAGCTCTTGAACAGCCTTAAAATGACACGCTACCCCCTCCAACTCATACGGGTATGAAATAATAGCGGTGAAGCCTTTGGAGCCCATACCGCCAGCGGTATAAGCCTTTATTCTTGCACCATTGGTGTTTGTTGGCGCTAAATATTTTGTGTGAATTGCAATCATTGTCTTTCCTCGGTTATTGGTGGGCAGTAATGCTCACCTGATTAATTAAGTTTATACAGTGCAAGACATGACAATGTAAATTATGTCATTTGTGGGTTGAAAGTATCCGACCGTATCGCGTCTTGTGAATTTTATGGGCCCGCCTTTTTTGTTTAGATATATGTTGATTGCCTTTTGAGCCGCGCCTAAAATTTCATAATCGTAGTCGGTTAGGCTCTCTTTTAGCCCCTGCTCCTTTATTCTCCAAGTAACGCGTACAGTATATGCACGCTTATAAAAAGTTAAAAATTAGCTGTTTTGCTAGCT